CCATGTAGGCTAGGCCTAGGGTTGGACCGCCTGACTGGTCTCGCTAGGGGTACGTTGGTGTAGGCGTGGGGCTAGCTCCTGGAGTAGAAGCGTGCAGGTCGGGGTAGTGATCAGAGTGAGGCCTGCTCTTGAATGAATTCCTAGGTAGGGTCGTCTGACTGGCTGGGAGGTACCGATGGGACACATAACTGTTCTGTTCAAACTTTGCCTGGCCATGATGGATCTGATTCACCCTCAAGCTAAACAGACTGGGGATGCTTTGGCGGTGGCAACAGGTATTGCGTTCGCTGTAGATCGAGGCAAGCTACCCGCCGGCTGGACAGAGCGACTCACCGTAGCGGTGTTGGTAGAAACGGCCTGGGAGGAGTCTAGATTCCACCAGGACGCTCTTGGCGATTCTGGGCGGTCTAAGGGAGCCTTTCAGATTATGGGCGTCCCTGGAGTCGAGCACGATGCCGTGGTTGGGGCTGTCGTAGCTCTGGGTCATCTCTACGTAAGTGCTCCCACATGCATAGACTCCCCCTTGGCTCCGTATGCTGGAGGCTGTCGCAATAGAGGGGCTAGGCGATTGGCTGCCGCACGATGGGCTAAGGCGGAGCTATTGGCAGCCGCGGCGGAGGTGGTGGAATGAACATCCAGCATTCTAGTAGGACAGACCTGTGGTATACCCCCGGCAACATTCTGATAGCTGCTCGTACTGTGCTTGGGCCTATAGGGTTTGACCCCGCCTCAGACGTGTTTGGTAACCAGCGGGTTATGGCTACAACCTATTATGACGAGGGGGATGATGGCTTGACCCGACCATGGCCCAAGGACATTACGGTGTGGGTCAACCCCCCTGGCAGTAAGGTTGGCAACAAGTCCAAGACAGGGCTGTTCTGGGGCCGCCTTATGCAGCACAGGGCTGAGGGTAAACTCAAGCACGCTATGTTCATGTGCTTCAGTGTAGAGGCGCTGCAGAGCACGCAGAACAAGGTGTGGCCCGCTATAGGAGAGTTTCCCCTCTGTGTGCCCGCCAAGCGCATCCGCTTCATTGGGCCTGATGGCCTACCCGGTATGGCTCCGTCGCATTCCAATGCGATCGTGTATGTAACTGGCACGGTGGATGTCACACCTAAATTCAAACGGGTTTTCTCTTCGTTAGGAACAGTTCTGAATGTTTCTGGCTGACGTCCGTCTATAGATTCATGGGCGTAAGAGAGAAAGCGCTGGCCAATACTTTCGCATCCTTATCTAGGGTAGTAGAGGCTGTGGTTATGGCAGATATGGCGTTCGCTTTGGGTCTGGAGCGAATGAATGATTCGAGGACCGAATTCGTCATACTGGCGTTACGTGAGCGGTCCAAGATGCTGGACAAGATGGTAGTAGACCTGATCCTGTTATCGGAGAAAGTGGTGGAGTTAGATGAAAGACTACATGGTGGTTCTGAAGAGCACTAAGAGTGAGTGGTATCCAGGCACGGTTAGACTGGTTCATGTTGGTGCTGTTGATGAGGAAGAGGCCTGTTTCGAGGCCAGTAAGAGCTACAGCCCCGACTGGTTGGTTCTCAGGGCTAAGGAGGTTATTCGAGATGGACGACGATGAGATTACCGCTAAATCTGTTCTCTCTCTTCTTGAGACTGCTAGAAGTCTGGCCACGTATGCTCAGGGCCTGTTCGAGGCAGCAGCGGAGGAGACAGACGAGATATCGCAGGCGATCTTCATAAAGGTGGCCATGAGCTCACTGGAATGTGCCGACAAGACCACCCGGTTGGCTAGGATGCAGAGGGATGCGCTTCAGGCGGCTAAAAACGCGAGGCTGTCATGACTGATTATAGAATGATGTACGATAACCCGTACCTGGCCTTCTATGACCTGGAAGGCAAAGACCTGGTGCTGACCGTGACCAAAGTCGTAAAGGGCTCGGTCAGGGACATGATCAGTGGTGAGATGAAATCCTACCCAATCGTGTCGTTCTCAGAAACGACCAAGAAGCTGATCGTGAACAAGACCAACGGACGTACCCTCATGAGCATGTACGGGCGCGACGACGCCGGCTGGGTGGGTAAGAAGGTGGCCGTATTCGCCACCAAGGATAAGGGTAAGGACTGTCTTCGCATCCGGTCGCAGGTGCCGCAGTGATGTTCGTAGTTGAGGGTCTGGGGCTGACCGGACTTTGGGTTGAGGTGGCTCGGTTCAGGACCGAGTTAGAAGCTAACCAGTTCTGGCTAGGTCGTAGGGGCTGTCGTGTTTGGTGGCGGCCGTGAGGATCGAGTGCATATGGTGTCACCAGATCAGAGACGTACGTACGTTGTGTGGTGGCTGGTACTATTTGCCCGGTGGTTGGCTGATGCTTACCCGCTCAGTACACACCTGTAGTGAGACCTGTCTCAGGGCAGCAGAGAGGTCGGCCACGTTGTGGGCTGAACTAACTGAGGCCAACGCCAAGTGTGGTGAAGACTGGGCTAAACGGTTGATGAAGAAACGGCACGGGCCAGAATGGTGGAGGATGCTCAAGTGAAGCTAGGAATCATTACGGGTTTGGTGCTGTTCATGGGTGCGTGTTGTGCCACCCCTACGCCCAAGGTTGCTGAGGGTTTTGACCCTATTGCGTTGGCGGGTTCAGACGAGTTCTGCGCCGACATGGTGTATGTGCATTACGCTGGTTTGACAAAGGACCAGGAGCAGCTCTTCGGCGAGGCATTTGCGGTGTGGTCCAAGTCTACGGGTATACGCATATGCCGTCAGCTATTCCCCAGACCCGGCGTGGTTAGGGAGCTCCGAGTTCAAGTGGCGGACTCAGGGCCGGGAGAGTTGTGTGGGCAGTACTCTTCTCAGTATGATCTTATCGTCTTGTACCGGAGCTGCCGAGTGTCTGGTCCCTACTGGGAACGTTTGGTCATGATTCATGAGCTGGGGCATGCTCTGGGACTAGGACACACTGAGGACACGTCAGTTGTGTCAGTAATGCACAAGTTCATCAACAGGGATACGTTAGAGGGTGGGTTCATTCCCAAGTATGATCGTGTTCGGTGGTATCGGAGGGCTAAATGATCACTTGGCACCCCTGCGACGACGGACAGTGGCACGCCTGCGAGGACTCAGATGAGGCGTTGTGTGGTGCCCCGGTGCCCGCTATGCACGCCCTCACCGCACCCATGTACTGCTGCGAGTGTATTGAGTCGCTGTCTCTTGCGTCAGACCGAGAAGCAGACGAAGACGAGGAGGACGATCATGTGGGTGAGGAAGAAGACGAGTGATGCAGCTGTGTTTTGTATCTTCTGTGTAGGTGCTGTGGCTGTGGCGCTTTGGATCATCTTCATGTTCACGTGGGTTGCCGTCCAGATTGTGGGGATGTTTTGAAGATCCGAAACGCTGATGGGGCTGTTCACTTCAGCAACCTAAAGCAGATGTCTCTATCGCCGCTTCATTACAAGAGTGCGTGTGAGGGGGCCCGTAATGAAACGCGTGCTATGCGTGTTGGTACTCTGGTGCATAAGATCGCGCTGGGTGGCTCGTACGCGGTGTACGACGGCGACCGGCGGGGGGGCGAGTGGAAGCAGTTCAAAGCCGAACACGTCGGAATTGAAATCTTCACTACCTCTGAGTACAAGGATGCTGCAGGTGCTGGCGAGGCTTTGCGAACCAATAAGACCGCGGCACCTTATCTCCTGGGGCTCAAAGAGCATGAGCTTGCGTGGAAGGATTCAATTACCGGCGTCGAGTGTGCAGGACGACTGGACGTACTCGGAGACGGGTTCGTTTCAGACGTCAAAGTCACCGCCGACGCTAGCCCAACCAAGTTCATGGTCCACTGTATCCGAATGTACTACCACGCCCAGCTGCTCTGGTACGGAAGGGGGGCCGTACATAACGAACACCCCGTTGCCGGATACTACATCCTCGGAGTAGAGACTAAAGCGCCACACGCTGTTACGGTATTGCGTCTTACCAACGAGTTGATCGTTGCTGGCGCAATCTCATGCAACGAGTGGCTCGATAGGCTCAGGGAATGCGAACGTACCAACGAATGGCCAGGCTACTCTGACCAGGTGTTGGACCTAGACGCCCCTGGGTGGTTCAACACATATGCAGAAAGCGAAGAGGAAAGCGATGAGTGATCAGGTGTTATGGGAAAACGTGCGTAAAGTGTTCGATGGTAAGGCTCCCACCAAGTTGGTTCTTGCTTTGCGCGAGTACCAAGGCAACCCCTTCCTAGACCTCCGGGTCTGGACCGAGATTGAGGGGGAGTGGAAGCCAACTCAGAAGGGCATGGCCTTGAAGAAGTTTGAGCTTTCCCGACTCGCTACCGCCCTCGGGGCGGCTGCAGAGCGGGCTCTTGGGGAAGAGGACCCCCGGTAGCGGGACTGGCCCCTTCGGGGGCCTTTCTTTTAGGGTGAATCTGTGTACGGGAAATATTTGATTGTGCCTCCAATTTTTATGCCCAGCTTACCGTCGCAGGATACGAACCCACCACCGGCCTGGGTGGTGGCGTTTTGAATATCAACGTACCCGTTGACTCCTGACCCAACTTTAGCCCCGCCTCCAATTTTCAAGTCCCCGCCGGTGGTGTTGGTTGCCGCCGATACATACGCGCTTTGAGCTAGAAGAGACATACTGGCTGGGGCTATGTCTGAGGCTAGCGTGTAGAATCCCACCGTACTTGAGCCCCCCTGCCAAAGCATAGTGTTTGAGCTATTCAACTTCAACACATTACCGCTTCCGCCAGAGGTTCGGAAAATGAACGTGTTAGCGTCGAGGTAGCCCTCGCTGCCGTCGGTTGTCAGCTGCCAGTTAGCCCCGGGTCTAATCACAAAGTAGGTGTCGTTATTTCCGATCTGGATCTGGTTACTGGAGTTCCAGGTCATAAGGGCGATATTGCCGGAATCTCCGTAGTTTCTTGCATATATCCCGGTGTTGGATCGGAGCCGTAAAATACCCGTGTCGGCTACAGTGGTCCCGATACCCGCCCAGGGCAGACCTGTTGAGTTGTCCCACGATATGGTAAATGGGGACGCGCCGTTTCTTTCAAACAAAACCGCGCCTTCGGTTGTACCACTATTAGAGGGTACAGGGATGCTTACAATAAACGAGCCTGGAACTCGGTTTGCTCCCGAGGCGCTAGCATACGGGGCTTGGGTTGTGATGTTAAAGTTGGTTGGCGCGACGTTGGAGGTTTTGATGTTGTGTTGTAATAGGGGGGTGTTGGTTTCATCCCATGTGATCGGCATATTGCCGGAGGTGGATTTGAAAATAGTGAAGCCTGAGGACGTCAATTGAAACTGAGAGTATGGAGAACTGCCCACCCCCGACTGTATGTTTGTGTTGCCTGCCGCCTGCATGGTGGTATTTCCAGCGGAGAGAATGTCTGTACCCCCTCCGTCACCACTAGCGCCGAGCTGAGCGTGGTTTGAGGAATTTAGCCCAGCTACAGTGGCATCAGCACTATCGTCGGCAAGGCGGCCCTTTACGAAAGTATTGTTGGGGACTCTAAGGATACCGGAAGCTGCGGGGGTAGTCCCGAGTTTTAGTCCGGCGGTAGCAGCAGTGCCGTCTACTAGGCCCGTAGTGCCCGTCAGCTTGACTACCGTGGGTGCGGGGTAAGTGCCTGCCAGATCTCCGCCGGCTGATCCAGACGTAATGGCAGAGTACGTCATAGCAACCCAAGTGTGGGGGGATGCGGTACAGATGTAGGCGTTATTAGTCGCAGCCTGCGGGGGCTGTACCAGGTACACATCTCCGGGCTGGTACGTTCCTGTTGTTGGGGGTGTGGCGGAGGTTGCGTAATACGTCTTCGGGACGTGGCTGACTACCGTTGTGTTGGTCGTTGGGGCGGTGGCTACATCGGTCGGATACAGGTACGGGGCTGGTTCGGATCCGTGGTTGACCATGAATAGACCGAGAATGACATAGTCTCCGCTTTTGATGGTGCCTTCTGTTACGAAGGTGAACGACGGACTATTGATCCCGTCGAAGTGGAACGGGAACCATATTCTGCGATAAGATCCGGCAGTGCTGATGAACGGAAATCTGTAGTGTCCTCCAGTGCCAGGGGGTGCCGTATTGAACTCAAAGGCCGTCTCTGCTGAAGTGTAAATGTACGCAGAAAAGGTGTAGGTACCGGCAGCCAGCCCAGCGCCCCAGGGAAGCTGGTTGTTCAGGGTTATGGCCATATACGTTGGGTCATCGGGGTCTAGACTACTGTTTTGGGGTGCGTAGTACCCGTCTTGGGTGGCTGTCCACTTGGATAGCGTGAGTCCTGTAGCAGTATCATAACCAGCGTTCGTCATGTTAGGTGCGCTACCGCCCACATTCTGAGCAGAGTCGTAATGACCAGCAAACCACAGGTTCAGGTTAGGTAGGTGGCCCGCATAACCGACTTGATTAGTAATTTGTGTACCATTGTAATTTGCACCCCGGGCCCATTGCCTGAAGAGGCTAGTGACATCCTCACCCGATCCAACGAATCTCCGGTTAGCTAGGCTGGACGACCTATACTTCATCGATACCCCAAAGTCCCCGAGGGCCTGGAAGTCGTATATGGGGAAGTTTACGTTGTCCGTAGCAAAGGTAGTGAGGTCTATCTCATCACTGTTGATCCAAATCTGTCCGGTGTTCGCTCCAAGCGAGATGTAAGCGTTATCGATCCCTGTCTCCGTACCCAGTTCATTCACGAAAGAGATTCGTTGGGGAATAAGATCCATGCACTCAATCCAATTGTCCCGGGAAGTGCACGAAACGGCGTCTTTATCGAAGAATAGGTTAGTATTGGCCCCCGGGTCTATGAGCGAGATATGTCTGTTGTAGGCCAGGGTTTTCGTAGACCTGAAGAGGACAGCCGCGCTCTCACCTCCGAAGCGGGTATTGCAGGTCCTGAAGTCGCCAACCCCCTGTAGTAAGGCTGCTTTTTGCGAATAGAAGGAATAGTTTGGGGCTATAGTAGTGCTATCTAGCAGTAACTGAGAGGTGGTGGCGAAAAGGGGGAGTGGTAGCCCCCATCGGTTGTCTAGGTCGGGAGCAATCACCACCTCTTCATCCACTCCCGCCTGCCGGTGAGCGTACGTCAGGTTAGAGGTGAATGTGACAGAGGAGACAGTTTTGCTGAGAACTGTCTTTTGTTCTACGTTGAACCCGTCTGGATTGGTTTTTACGCTGGGGCCACCAAAGGCTACGAGGTCTCCGGGGGAGATACTGGCGGTGCTATCTACAACTACAGTAGGTTGCCCTGCGGATGCTGGGGTAGTGATATTGCACTTGTGTGTGTATCGTTGAACGGCGTAACAGTCTCGATACACGACGGCGTTACTTCCGCCGTAAAAGGCGCTAGCCCCTTCAATTTCCGCCCCAACGACCAGGAACTGAGCAGCCGAACCCCGGGCCTGGGTGGTATATCCCACGAAGTCTCCCGATGAATACGAATTGTCCAGGTTGGTGGTGAATGTAATCGTTGTTCCGGAAACAGATAGAACTTCCTTATAATCTACGGTCATTGTTCCGGTGGCCGTTTCGACAAGGAGTAGCGATCCGGGGGCAACCATAGATGGGTTGACTACGGCGGTGAGTACAATGGTGGGTTGACCGGCAACGGCGGGGGTAGCTAGCGTAGTGAATCGTCCGGTGTCGTCCAGATAAAGTGCAGGCCCGATCTCGCTTCTGATCTGCGTGTCCCTACAGGTAAGCCCCGTGGAACCGTTGCTAGGGGCGCCAATAAAGGCACCGTAGTGTGCGGACCAGCCGAATACGGTTACCGAGAAACGTTCGCCGAAAAACCCCAGGCTTTCAACAACGTTGTTGTATCCCGCAAAATTCACCGCACCGCGGTTCATGCCGTCAGCCGAAATGAGTTGGGTCTGATGGTCTCCTCTCAGCTTTATGTTTGCTGGTACGTCTACACAGCACTTGTACCTACCGTTTGGGAAGTACACGATAACTTCGGTGAAGTAGCCCGTACCGTTAGGGTTGAACGCCGCGATAGCTGTTGCATTTGCTGCGTCAATACACGCCTGGATCTCGGAGGACTGGTCCAAGTTTATATTATTTGGCACAGCCCCAAACTTGGACACATCAAACTCGAAGGCGCCCTCCCTCCCAAAAGGTTGCCAGAGTCCCGGAGTACCGCTTTGATAGCAGTACCAACCGGCGTGATCCATAGTCCCCGACGGAGCGGAATTGAACAAAATTGTACCCGCTGTCCAAGTACCCGACACCGGAACAGCTGAGGCTGTTTGGACGCCTGGTAGCGTAACGTCGGTCCGTGACAGACTGGGGTTATCAACAACAGTAGCCCCGATGAAGTTTACCGTTGCTTGTACCGGTAGCGCCGTTCCATTTGACTCAATGGTGGCGTAGCCGAAGAACTGAAGAGTCTTATCAAGCCAGCTCATTGTGTGTCCTAGTAGTTAGACGTGATCCTAACGACAGCAAAGTGGTACGGAGCCTGAAGTGTCGCGCTTACGCTGGGGGTTAGTTCCCACTTTCCGAAAAGCGCAATAGACGGTAAAACGGAAGAGACTGAAGGTAATACCCCCACAATCGAGAACGGGTAATAGGCCTGTACTGCAGCAGCAGCCAGGGTTTGCGCCGTAGCCATAGCCCCGTCATCTACTTGTGAGTACGTAATCCCGTCTGGCGACCATTGTAGGCTCAACTGAGCATAGTGCGTAGTTGTTTCAATTGTGTTGATAACCCCATTCACCAGGAACAACAGCGAGTCTTTAGCCGTCAGGTCAATGAACGGTACTGAGATATCAACCACTTTGGTATATGCTGTCGTACTCCACGCCGCAGATCCTGGAACCGAAGAGCCGTAATTGGTTCCACCCCACGTAAACCCGGTGACGCGGAAGTCTCCAGTTCGGTCTAGGATCCACTTGGTTCTGTCGGCCAGACCCTCAAACGCAGCATTGACCGAAAGTGCGTTGCGCAAGTCCCCGTCGCTGGGGATCGTGATTGCCGTGGGGAAGGAATCAAACTGTCCGGTACCTGTTGCTCCACCAACCCCCGACCCCGTAGACCCAGATAGACGCAATGTGGAGGCGCCGGTGACTACTACCGACCATTCCCCGTTGGCCGCCCCGTTACCCGTGTGCCCGGAGATAAACACAATATCTCCCGTAGCGGCGCCGTGGGGGGTTTGGAACGTCACCACAATGGGCGCAGCGTTCGTAGAACTTAGAATGGCTACGTTGTTGCCGCCCGCGTACGTTGTGCTCATGTCACACCATCCCAGTAAATAGCCGTGTCGAATCTGGCCGGGACCTGCACCCCAGAGACCAGCTTACTCCAGTGCCCGAAGTTGTTATCGGGGTTTACCCCACCCCCCGCAGATTGAGCGGGGTCAAACAGCGTCGTATCAAACGACACTATGATCCACTGCACAGAGGCGTGTGCCCCCTTCCACAGCTTCACAATCTGTTGCCGTATAGCGGTAACATCCTGCTCGGTGGCGGTGCTACCCCAGGTACCGCCGTCGCCCCACAACTGTCCGTCGCCCCACGTACCCTCGTTAGTCCAGGGTCCGGTTGCCGAGTAGAAGATAACCCACTCCTGCCACCAGTTCTTTTGCTGGGTACGGTAGTCCCAGGTCCAGTTGTTGGACTTGACGGTGAACGGGGCAGAGGCTGGGTCAGCATTGGCCCGGTATGTCTGCCAGGTTGAGGTATCGTTTACGATAGTAACTTGTGGGGTGTTGGGGCTAAGGTACCCCAGCAGCTGGATTAGGACAGATTGGTCTGACCCCGCCTTTTGCCACGTTTCAAACGATCGACGAAGTCTAACCCTGTACGAGTTATCCGGCTCGTTCGGGCCCTGCGGGATGCTTCTATCTGCACCAATTAGAGCCAGAGCAGAGGGGTCGCACTCCGTAGGCATGCGAGCCTTCACGCCCTGGTTGAGCTTCTCCAAAACTACGTCGCTCATTAGCCCGAAGTCGTATAGCAGCCGTTGACCTACCCCAGCAGCTACCCCCTGAATACCCGCAAGCCAGGTTGGGGATATGGCCTGGACCAGATCTCTGATCCCTAGTGCGCTCATGTAGAGAACACGTTGATGGTGGGTGAGCCGTTGATGGTGGCTACCTGGTTAGACAGAAGCGGAATGTCCGATGTGCTGGAGTTCAACGTACCGGTGACTTGTTTGATATAGGAAGCTGATGTGAACACCGCTCCGATGAACTCGTTGTAGGGTAGGATGTTGGGTGCGTTGACGGATACTCCCCCTATGGGCAGCTGTGCGAAGTAAGTAGCAAGCGCGGCTTGGACAACCCCAGTAACAGCGGAAGCGTACGCAGCCGGTACCCATACATTGACAACTACTGTCACCGGTATGGCAATAGCTGAGGTGGTTACCGCGGTGATGGCGCTGGGTACGGCGTTTGCTTGTAGCACCCTATCCACCTGACCGAGGTCTCCCCCGTCGATCTGACCCCCGCCAACATACGTACCGTTCCCGACGGAACCTGTGAGCTCGAACGTGTTAGTTGCTACCGCAGAGATTACCCAGGTTCCATTAGCCGCGGTGTTTCCGGTTACGTCTGTGATGGTTACCACAGCACCATTGGCCAGGCCGTGTCCGTTGGCGGTAATAACGATAGGCGTAGCTGTGGAGGCTGCGGTAATTGGGAAGTTGGTTATTCCGGTAACCTGCCCACCTACGTTGGCTATGGTGGTTGTCACTGTCCCGGTTGTCTTACTTGAGGACACGCTAACTCTTGTGATAGGCCCGCCCGTCAACAGCACGGACGGGATCTCTGCCCTGAGGAGATCGTATGCCGTGAGTGCGAAGTATTGGTAGGCGCCGGACGGTCCGTTGGGAGACAGCGCCTGAAGTCTTAGCCTACACCTTGCCACCAAAGCGGTATTCGATTCAGCCGCGGTGCCCACTAACGACGCGGCATTGGATACGGTTGTGCCAATGAGGGACGTCACGGGGGTATTGATTGCCCCCGGAGACGACGTCCCGGTAGTGCCAGCTACGTCAGCATTGAACACGGCAGTAGTCGTAGTGGCTGCCGAAATCGTTAGGACTGACGCGTTGGAGAACGTAGACTTGGTGGCGGAATTGGATACGTGGTACGTGCCTGCAGCAAAAGGCCCGTACGTGCTGGCTGAAGTGTTGGTGATGGTCACCGAACCTGTAGCGAAGGTTGCTGGAATGCGAGTGACGTCGTAGACGCTAGCCGCGAGCAGGTCCAGCCAACCCCCAGCAGGGTCGCCGCCCGTCGAAGGATCCGGAGTAACGGCCGCCGCGGAGTCCAGGAACCCGGCCTGCGCCATGGTGCTAACCACGTCGTCGGTGGCAGCCATCTGGCTGGCCACTACGCTGAGGATAGTCCTACCCACGCCACCAGACTGCCAGGACGTTACAGGCAACCCTAGAGCCGAAGCCGTGGCCAGGATGGTGTTGGTCCACTGCGCTACCGTTGCGGGCGTAAACAGATCTGAGATATTCAGTGTCATGTAATCCCCAGAACTGTAGCTGATGTGGCGGAGACAGCGATAACCAAGTCAAATGGCCCGTTGGCTGTGGTCAGGGCTAGGCCTATGGTCAGGATGTTCAGAGTCAGGGTCACGGTAGCCACGACGGCTAATACCCGTTCGTCCTTCAGAGCCTCGGCCTGAACCCCCGCAGTGATGCGGGCGATATCCGCTGGGCCCAGGTCGTCGTTCAGGTACCGTCTCAGGTCAAACCCGTAGTTTGGGTCCTCGACCAGGGTAGCCCTAGCCGTGACCAATCGACGTGCTACGGCCTGACCCACTACCAGGTCCCCAGAGACCGAGATCAGTGCCGGGTCCAGGTCAGAGACACAGCTAAGGTCGGAACCGAAATCAACGGCCATTAGGCGGTCCTCGTGTTAGGTGAACCTATGTTGGGGATGAAACCGGTTATATCGGGAATTTTAGCCGCTAACGTACCAGCAATGCTTGGTGCCACCAATACAGGAAGGATACCACCACCAGCAGCAGGAGTAGGTAGAGACAGGGTCCCGCAAGCCGTTAGCCAGGTGTTGAGGTAACCCTGCAAGACGCTAAGAGTGGTATCGCTAGAGAAAAAGATCTTTCCAGAGCCAGTCCAGGTACTAGGATCCCCCGATTGCTGGATCAGGTACAGAAAGTTGATGAACATGTTAACCACCCCCTCTACCGTGGCCACGTGCTCAACCGCACCCATACCCGTATCGAATTTGACTAGGGACGCGGCAGAACTATCAAAGGCCCCAAGCACCACAGGTAGGGCTGGATTGGAGTTCAGAAACCCTACGGCCAACAACGTACCCGTTGAGGGGGTTACAGCTGCCCCAGGTATTCCGGTACGTATCTCAATACCGACCAGATCAGGAAGAGGAATAGAGCTATCTGTAGGACTAGCGTCCACAGTCGTTCCGTTACTGGACTGTACGGCATATGAGAACACTCCCGCATAGGTGAGGGTTGGAAACTCGGCTCGCACCAGAGCGCGGAAGGCCGAGAGCAGTCTGTCCTTATCTGTAGGTTCAGACATACAGCACCTCCATCTTGGCCTTACCGTCCATTTCGAACGTGTGGCGAATGAAGGATAGAGTCTTAGTACTAAGTGTGGGGGACGTTACGGTAAGGCCGGGCACCCAGTCAGCCAGGTGTTCGGTATGCACAACGATACTGCCCTTGTCCCCCTTCTCATCTTCTATGTTGAACTGAGACGTAACTGACCCAGTAACACGATCACCTACAACCGTTGTCCCGTCTGGTTTGGACCACCACAGAGATCCACTGAGCTGATCCAGCACCCGAGACGCCTTGGCCGCCTCCCGAACAAAGTGCTGACCAAGGCTGGAATCATTGCTGACGCTGACCTTCTCTCCTACGGTGTTGGCCACATCCCCAAGAACCAAGGACACGTTGATACCAGCGCTATTCTTGTATGCCTGCGACGACACCGGTTTACGCCACCCACCAAAACCCCCCACCAAACGTACCTCTCGCTGCCCCGCAAACGAATCCGTTCTGTAAACTGCGCACTGTAGGGTCAGGTCTCCAGCCACAAGCAATCCTGTCTGGGGTACGTGGGTAGTCAATGGCAACGTGATGTCCGCAGCAAACGTCCCATAGTATGGGATCGAGATGCTCCCGCGGACAACCGGAACTCCGCCGTAGCTGGCCCAGGTCACGGGGCCTCTGCTTTGTTCAAGAGGTCCTGTATGGTCTTCTCCTGCACGTCCGTGACCGTTCTTGGTTGCTCTCCAGGGAACACTCGGATGCGCCCAGTGTTGTCGTTGGTGGTAGTTGGGGAGCTAACCGCATTCTTGGGGCTAGCCGGGAAGTACTCCAGGAAGTCCAGTTTGATTGAGTAGAGCTGGCCACCTTCGTGCGTGATGCTTTCAATGTTGGTGCATACCACGCTGCTGATATCGATCGCGGCCAGGGTGGGGTGGAAAATACTTACAGCCTCAACGCCCTGTTTGGTGGGGTCGTACTTGAGTAGCGGTAGGAAGTCGTCGAGCTGCGCGAAGTGCTCCTCAGTCCACAGCAAGAGCTTGGCGGAACCCTCCGCAGGGGGTTTCTGAGTGAACGTTACTGTGGCACCAACCGTACCCTTACCCTTCTTGATCTGAAACTCGTGTACTCTTTTGAAGGTACCAAGTTCGCAGATACCCGGGCCTTGAACCTCGGCTATCACAATGTTGTCCCAGAGCTGGGGGAATACTATTGGGTTGAAATCACCAAGACTCATAGCCCCACCTGAAGCGCCATGCGCTCGAAGATAGTGCTGACCATCTCTTCCGTGATCTCCGAGGCAGACTTACCCGATCCGTCAATGTGGATACCCCCCACGTCGATGGTGATACTCTTGCTGCTGTTACTGGCCCCAGAGGCTGGTGCGGCGGCGCTTGGTCCTGCTGACGCCGCTGCCCCCATCCCAGAACCAGCATCAGCCACCGCACCTGTCCCCGCAGCAATGCCCTTTGCGAACCCACCAGCCGTGTGCGCCCCCGCCTCAAGCATTACCTTGGAGGGAGAAGCAATACCAAGGGCGGACTTTAGGGCCCCTTCGGCCGCCTGCCCTATTCCGGATGCCGCCGACACTACATCACCCAGACCCCCAGTAATACCCGCCACTAGACCGGCGATAAAGTTACTACCGATTGACTCGGCGTTACTCAGGGCAGCGGATACCGTCTGCCAAACCTCTACAATCTTGAGGATCATCATGGCGCCACGAGCAGCAGCCTCACCCACGATAATTAGCATATTGGCGCAACGAACTAGCATCGTGCCAAACACGTCACCCGCAGTCTTACCAGAGAACAACTCCTTGAACTTCGCCACCACCGGTTTGAAAGCGATGTAAATTTTCAGGCCAACGATGACCAGGTCCAGAGCAAATTTCTTGATGTAGGGAAAAACCTTGGCCGCGGCTTGGAAGATTGAATTCAAAGCTCCTGTGATGGCGGCCTTCAAAGCCTGACCACTTGGCTTAGCTACATCGAAAATTGACAGCATGTCCTTGAGCCCGGACAGGAAGTTATCGATGCCGGTTTGGGCCGGACCGAAAATAAACAGGTCTGTTGCCCGTTGTTTTGCTATGTCCAGGATCTGGCCCAGGTTGTTGGCAAAATGCTCCAAAGGCCCCGCGCCCTTTTCTATGATTGCCGCCTGTAACGCGTCGCCGAAAGCCCTAGCGTTTGCCGTCCCCTTGGACAGCTGTTTGGTCAGCTCCTCTTGAGAGACCCCCATTTTCTTAGCAACGTCCGCCACGGATATGCCGGTCTTGTACAGGTTTGCCAGCTGCTTATCTGCGAGCTTCAAACCTTTACCAGCCTCAACGGCTTCTTGAATCTTAGCTGTCAGAGTTTTGAACGCGTCGGCTCCCCCTTCTCCAGCTAAAGCCGATGCAGAGGCGGACGCCAGTAGAGCTTGATTTAGCTTTGGGAGATCTCGAATGCCCATAGCCATAAACGCTTGAGCAAGCGGGGCTAGAGCAGCGCGGGTCTTTCCGGTTTGGTGGCTGAGGTCGTCAAGCATCTTGACCGCGTCCTCCCCCGAGAAGGCCCCATCGCTTAGAGCTCCAAAGAGGATCTTCATATCCTCGCTGGCGTCAGTCGCCTCTAGGGCTAACTTAGACCCTTCATAGGATAGCTTGGCCAAAACTCCGGCAGCCGCCAACGCGGCAGACACCACCGCCCCTATAGCAAACGCGTTCTCAGAAAAGAATCCAGAGAGCTTCTCAAAAACGCCCCCAGTCTCCTCACCCGAGACCCCCAGCGCATTCGATTCGAGAACGAGCTCAGACAAGCTCTCGATCGCCCGTTTTGCGGGCTCCGAAATCTTGTCCACCATCTCGACTACGAACTCGGCTATCACTTGTCGCCTTGGGCTAAGTTGGCCGCCCGGAGCACCAGAAGAATGTCTGCCACGTTGATGGCGGCGGCTTCAGCCTCGAAACTGGGTACGTGGTTAATCCAGTCCGTGAGCCCGTCAGCGAACGCCCCAAGGTCCCTGCGCTGCTCTGTGCGCAGGTCCCTGATTATTTTGAGTCCTCCTCTGCGGCCATACCAGTCAACGCTTGCAGCGCCTTGCTGGCGGCCGGGCTCTCGGCGATACCTGGGTAGTCGTCCAGTAAGCTACCGAACGCTTCTGCCGTAGGGTGCACCACAATCTGCCGCACCAGCTGCTCCTGCGCGTCGGCGATCTGCGCAGGGTTGTGGGAACGTGCCCTGAACGCCTTGTACTCGGGGCGTGTCGGCTTCCGCAGAACTACCTCCCATTTACCCTGAGGATCCCTCAAACGTGCAATGCGACCATGCTTGACCTCAAGTTCGGCCATCTGTTTTTCTGTGAGCATCTCAACCCTCCAGTAGGAGAGGAGAACACCAGATCAACACCTGATGCTGTCCTAGACTTGCCCAGTCGACACCGGCCCATGTATAGTATCAGCCATGCCTAAGATTGTAAAGATCTGTAAGTACTGTGGGCTTCTGGAAGAACACTACGTCAAAAGCGGACAATGCAGAAAATGTCGAGTAGCGTACGACCGTGAAACTAACCTGAAGCGACGCTACGGTATGTCCTCTAAAAACCTTTATACCATCATTCAGAAACAGGGTGGGAAGTGTAAGCTATGTAATCGAGGGTTGGATGCCCTCAGGGCTACAATTGACCACTGTCACACTAGTGGGTATGTGCGGGGTGTAATATGTAATGAATGCAACGTCGGTCTGGGTCATTTCAACGACAGTGTAGTACGCCTGTTACAGGCTATCCGGTACCTGATACTAGCTCGTTTGAGCTCCGGTAAGTGGGTTTGCAAGATCATCAAGCCCGTTGAATAAAATCTTCAGCGGGTTGAGTTCGAACTTGCGTACCAGCGGATCCGCCCCTTCGGACTGACTCACATCCGTTGTGTCTAGGGTACACGCCACGATCGTGTCAGAGACAGTGTCGAAGCCGTTCTCGGTGTAGGTAACGACGATGTTGAAGAACTGGTCACCGTAGCCGGCGCCCAGATTCTGAAGCTGAGACTGGAGCAGATTCCACTCAGCCAAGAAGATCTCACAGTCCGCCGTATACTCGTTCGTACCGCGGGTCTTGCCCAACGGATCAGGTGAGTTACCACGGACCATCGTGCGACTACGCTTGCGCGAGTAGTTGATAGATTTGAAACCGACGTAGATCTGACCGGCGATCTTGAGCTCGATACTCGAGAAAGAGTGTCGAACGCCGTTGATCAGTGGATAGGCAATGGTGCTCATCTGTGTATCTCCTACTGAGCCGCGTTCGGGTTATTGAAGCCGATGGTGACGTTCTCCTGCAGAACGTACCCGCGGGCCGTGATGGTGACCGCGATGTTGACGGTCTTGCTGACTTGAACATTGTTGGTCTGGTCCACGACTACGCTAGCGCTGGAGATCATCCCGACGTTGGTCATGGCATTGTTCAGGGCAGAGAGCAGGGTGGACTCTAGCGACACGGCCTCGTTCACATATAGGGTTCCGTTCTGGTTCAGCCGCACGTCCGAGTTGATCTCAAGCTGACCTACCTGGTGTACAATGTCGCAGGCTACGTCCATGACCAGACCCAGAGGCAGCAAGGAGAAGTCCGAGCCAGGGGGTGACATCAGGTTAGGGTTCACCACGTAGTAGCCCGGGAGACCGACCCTGGTCGTGTAGCTTGTGAACCGCGCAGCGTCGAGTCCCGGGTTTAGGCGCTCGTCGTGGTACACGAAGCCGTCCAACGGGTCGTTGGGGGCGTCGATGACAATCTGGGCCAGCGCGCCGTCTCGAACTCGCCCAGCATGTCGCTGCGGCGGGATGGCCACCTGCCTGGCTGCTGCCGCCCACTGTCCGCTGCGCCTGTAGCGGGGGGTACCGGCCGTCGAGTTGGTAATGGCCGTCGGCATGTTGTAGAAGCCTCCGGACACGTCGACGCGCTTAGCCGACGCGGTGGCGTAGTCGGTTGTAAGACTAGTAACCCAAGACGAGTCAGACTCCCCCGACCCGCCCCACTTTGACTGTGGTGAAGCGTCACGTGCAGACAACAGGGTACGTGTGAAGATGTAGCCCGTGGCCAGCGTGTTGAGATACCCTTGAATAGTTGCAGCATCCGCCGCCGACCACGTACCAAGGACGTGAATAGAGCCCCACCCAGTAATGGCGTAAGGGGACGTTTGCAGAGCAGTCAGTGCCGACGAGATACCAGCAACCGCAGCCGTCGGTGCCGCTGTAGCGAAGGTGTAGGTATCGCCAGCCACCAGGATACCGGCGCCAAACGCGATAGTAACCCCTGTATTAGCAATAGCGAGCGTCACGGCGGTCCCCAGAGCTAGGACAGGCCCATAGGTGCGCCCGGCGTCTAGCGAGACCTGAACCGTGATACCCGTCGTCCCCCGCGTACCACCCGCCACGACCTTGAGCTTGACGTAGTAGTCATCGTAAGCACCATACGTCCCGTCCAAGGTTACAGTAACCGTGGAGGACCCCGTGTTGCCGGAGGTGCTGACTACGCCACTGGCCGTCCCCGCCGCGTTCTGGGTGGCCTTGATAGCGAGCACCGTACCACCCGCCTGAACAGCCAGCGCAGCGTACTCCGGAATCTGACCGTAGCCCATCTGGGTCGTCAATGTCTGTAGGCTGCGTGTGGAAATGATCGAATTGGCTGAGGCAGACCCAGCGCAACACGTACCGATTACAACCTGGACGGAAGACGCCGGAGTTACGACAGAGCCGCCCTGAAAGTCCAGAATTGTAATTTCAACGTTACCGGTAGTCATCTGTCATTCTCCTACCCGGAGCATCCGGTCTCTGGGGTGCCACCGTCGGCGGGCTGAATCTTCGTTGTTGGGTTTGGTTTGGTTCCGCTCGGTACTAGGGGTAATGCCTCGGCAAGTACCGGGGTCTGGAATTCTAGCTGTAGGGTATACAAATGCCCTATTTTGATCATCTGTGCTGCGTTGGGCTGTTGGTCTACCCATTCCCCAGAGATTATCCGATACCTGCCTACTGTAAGCAAGTGTATCGAGGACAGCAGCAGCTGATAGAGTAGCTGAGTGGCATCCATGTCGTTGTTCGGATCGGGGTTCGAAGCGTCCAAAACACCCCAGACCTGAACCTCGAAGCGAGTAACGTCGGTCATAACCGAACGCTGCTGCCATTGCAGTACCTCGTTTGCTGACGGATTCCCCGACACTTGTGAGCGCGCACTCAGGCTCTTGGCCGTGAATGAACTGCCCATAGGGATGAACACTATCCTGGGAGGACTCGACTCTACCCTGATGTGTTGACGACCCAGCAAGATCGCCCCATCCACCAAAGGGGGTAGCCCAAGCCCCGCCAGCTTCGACGTTACGTCCGTCGATATCTGCGACACCAGTGAAACTATCCCAGGCAATCACGTACCCTCCCCGAAGACCTGCCGGAGTTCTGTATCGAGACTGTCCTGAATAGTTTTCTCCCAGGACGAAGGCGTCGTGTCGTCGGGGATAATCTTACGCTGGGGTACGTTTGAGGTACCAAACTGGTGGTATACGCCATAGTCCTCGACTGAGGCTACGATCGATGACGGTGATCGGAACTCGGCTCTGGTCTCGGACATGAGCGCGCCGGTGGCAACCAAGGGCCGTCCTGCCCTAACCTTGAGCTCAGCCCAAGTTTGGCCATAGGGGTCTCTGCTGGCGGTGAACTCATCCTGGAGCAGACCAGTGATGAGCTTAGCTGCAGTAATTCCCGCCTTGGGTAGTACCTGACCTGCGGCCTTGAGCTGTTCCTGCATCCGCTTTATGTCGGCGGAGAAACTCATGCCGTTGGGGCCGTCCTGCCAGCAGCATCCACGTATTCTACGTAGTAGGAAGTGGTGGTAGCAAACACGATGGTAGTAGCTCCAGTGGGTGCCACCAGGTTGGTGTGGTTTTCTTGTAGGTTGAAACCCCAACCCCCGCCGGTAATTGCTGGTAGGACAATCGTAGCGCCGCCAAAAATAACTACGGAACCGGCGGACACGTTAGCCGCTTTGATCTGAAGAACACGCGCTCCGGCATTGAGCGTCAATGTGCCCGACGTCCCAGAAGCATACTGAACTTTTCCTAGTAAACCCGCCCACATCGACATTTTTATTACCCGATCGTTGGGGTCCCGGAGGAGTTGTTGGTACCCCATCCGCGAGGTTGGCTTGAGTGCACCTGCGGTAATCCGTAGGTGGGGTCGTTTTGTGGCGACGGGGTGCTAGTTACGTCCGGATGCACCGCCTGCTTCTGAATACCCTCAAACCACCGAATGGCGTCATCATAGCGCAGCTTGATGAGGGGGTCTGCCCCCGCAGCGGGGTTGTAACCTCGTTGAGCTAAGAGTAGGTACGAGGCTACGTACGAGACCTTCATCGTAAGATCGACGCCCCATGCGGTTAGTGGGAGCGGGTAGCGTCCCCGAAGATAGCTGTCCGCTAACTCGCTGGCGGCAATACACTGCGCTGTCTGCGTAGCCCCAGGGATTGGCGCTATAGCCTGCGCAGGCAGGCCATAGAGCACCAAGTCCGAGGGTTGGCAGTACTGACTCACTACGGGCCCGAACGAGCCGAGAGCCAGGCAAACGACCACGCGGCCGAGCCTCGCGCCCAGGCGCCGTAGACGTACGAGTGCTCGTTGAACACCGGAGCGCTGTTCTCATCAATGAGGTATTGGAAAACAGGCGCCGTTCGTTGAAGCCACGTGAACGGCTTCATCGCATGATTAGTGTCCAGCATGTACCAGTTCGTACCTTGGGCATTGTTCAGGAGGGGCCAGTACAGCGGCTCCATACCGAAGCGTTGTAGGGGGTTATCTGCCGCACCGACTTGCCCCGTAACCGTACCCCAGCTGGGGGGCGCGAAGAACGTAGACTTGAGGATGAGGTCAACCTCAAGTTTCATCGTGGATGGTGCGAGGATCATGTTAGGTTCAATGCCGAGCGGTTCCCCGTCTTCCGCTTTGTACCCACTCATGTACGTCCAGAGTGTGCTAACTGCCGTTGGGCTCATCGCACCTCCGACAGTCACGCCGCCGATAGACACGCCGCCGCCGGTGAAGTCGTTACAGTACGTTCCCTTACCTGCGTCAAACAAGTCAACCGGGTGCGCCGTGTTGAAGTGCGTGAGCCCGTCGAGGCCGTTCTGGCGAATACCCACATAGGCGTTGAGGTTCTGGAGAAGGTCTCGGATTTGGAAGTCCGGGAGCCGTTTCGCCTGAACAGCCATGTCGGGAAGCATGCGGTAGTACAGGCCCATCGTGTCGTCATCAAGGCGGAACCGGTCAATCTTCCGGGTCTGCTCGAAAGGAATCATCGACACCGTGTACGTCTGCGGTGCCGGCTCTTCCGTGACGCGGGGACCAGCCCAAACGCGCATCTTATCCATTCGCCCAGTCCAGCCCGCTTTCCAGTCTTCACTGGTAACCGGGATAACAGAGGCGAACTTGTCGTGGACGATTGGCGTCGTGGTGTACGCCTCGCCCAACATGGTGTTGAGGTTGGTAAAGAAAAACTGAAGCGACGAGTCGGTGATCATTTGTTACGGGCTCCCAGTGCCAGGAGGTGCGCTGCCTACCTTTACGGCATACCCACCAGGTAGTGTAGTGTCGATATTCAGAAGCGTCCCAGCAACGGGGCGTGTGCCGCTACCGGTGGTCTTACCGACAGTGACCTCATCGATGACGTACACAACCTTTCCGATATCGGCCTGAACAAGAGCATCGGAATTGGCGCCCGCGGCGAAGTAAAACGAACCCGTCTCGATCTCGGCGCTAACCGAAGCCGAAGACGATCCGCAGGTAACCTGACGTTGGATAACACCCCAGACCGTATCGGTGCTGGCAGGCGAAGCCGAGTTCTTGACGAGTCCGTCGGCAGTGGCTGTAAGAGCAAACGACCCAGCGTACACCGTGGTGCTTGCGTGGAGCGGGATGCTCAGCGGTTCGTGTAGGGACGGGACCCCAAACCGAGTAATTTTAGCGTCTTTGGTGAGTGCCATGATCCTAGTACCTCTTCATCCCGGCGCCATTCTGCGCCTGTCGCCAGTTGTTGAGAAATTGCTCCTTGGTGATCTTCATGCCTGCCGAAACTGCACTGGCATAGCCCATCTCAAGAACCTTCGCCTCTTCGGCCGAGAGGCCCGAAAAGTCTCCAGGTACGTTCCCTGACGAGACCCCCATTTCGTAGGTGTTGAGCCCCTTACCGGGAACCCGAACCGTCTCTTCTGTGGTAACAACCGCGTCCTTGGGCATGGCCTCGATGTAACTCTTTACCGTCGCTTCGGGTTGAGCCTTGAGCCACTCCGCAGCCTTAGGGGTGAGCTTTCCCGCCTTGAGGCCCTGCGAGACCAATGAGGTCACTCGGGACTTAGCTGCGTCGGCCTTGAGTTTCGCAACGTCTTTCGCCGTGGCGTCGTACTTGGCAGACTTGTCAAAAGCGGCTCGGAGAGCACCAAGAACAGAGGCCGAGGACTTCTTCCCCGTCTGCTTACGAACGAGAGCCAGAACGGCTTTAGCCGCGGCAGCCTCTTCCTCATCGTCCTCCTCGTCATCCTCGTCTTTCGAATCGTCATCTTTGGAGTCGCCAGAGTCGTCGCCGTCGTCTTTCGAGTCTTCTTCCTTGCGGTCGGTCTCGTTGCCTTTGGCTTCTTCCTCCTCGTCGTCTTCCTCATCGCCCTCGTCTGAGGACTCCTCGTACTTTTCGACGGACTTCTTGATGGTCTTGGCCGCCTCGAGTTCGGCCTTGAAGGAGAGGAGCCGTTTCGGGTCCTTCTCCGCCTTGATCTTCGACTCGAGCTTGCTTATGAGTGCGGTCAGGGTTAGCGACATATCCGTTTCCTCAGTAGGTTTAGCGACAGCGTTTGATTGTCCACCATTGGGCACGCCGTAGACAAGTGAAATCGTTTCGAGAAGAGTATCCCATCCCAGCACACCGTCCGCAAGTCCCAGTTTGACCGCCTCTGGACCCAAGAAGATCCCCGCCTGAAGTCCTTTGATGGCGCTGATGCCGATTCCTCGAGCACTAGACACGATCTTGTAGAACTGCTGAGCCAGCTGATTCACCCGCTTTTGTTCGGCAGAAACAGCTTCAGGACTGATAGCGACGTGGGGGTGACCGTCTGCCTTACGCGCCCCGCTAGTGATGGTGACGAAATTCACCCCCTGCTTCTTGTCAGCACTAACCTGGTCATACATGGTGCTGATCACACCGACGCTGCCGCAGATTCCCGACGGGGGAACGAAAATCTCCTCACAGCCGCAGGCGATGGCATAAGCCGCGCTGGCCGAAAGTTCATCCACATAGGCGATTAGCGGCTTGCCGGCGTCTTTGCTCATTTTGCGCATTGCGTAAACCGTCTCGTTGAGCCCGCTTACCACACCTCCGGGGGAGTCTATGCGCAGTACGACCACCTTTGATTCGCGATTAGCGAATGCTAAGGAAAGACGAGCCTTTAGCGCGTCGTATGAGTCACACCCCTCGGTTGGGTGGTGCTCAAGAGACCCCCGCAAGTACACCACCTCAGCCGCACCACACATCTCGTTCGGGGGTACGGTTAGGGCCTGGTCCCAGAACATAGCGTCCCGGTAGATCGCCAGGGCCTCTCCAGCTTTGGGTGTCTCTCTGAATTTCATGTGGTCCACCTCGACCTATAGCCGCTCAGAAGTAGGTCTGCTGCCTTTACTGCCTGAGCCCCCGCCCGATCCGTAGGCAGGCCCTGATGCAGGAATTCTGCGTAGCATTGCGCGGCGAAGTTGACCCAGGCTGTTTTTTGTTCTGTTGTTGACGGGGGAGTTCCAGGAATAGGTGTAGCTGCATTCAGCTCTATTGCACACACTAGGGGATTACTGATTATAGGGTCAATTACCAAGAACAGCGCACCATCCGTGTTAGCCTCGGCACTAAACGACAGAACAGACGCTTTGTTTATTGCCCCCGCGGCAGCGACAATGTCATACGCTGCTGCAACAACTGTGCCGTTTACCGAGAACTTCCCCACGCGGTTGCCGGGGGCGGCAAAGTAGGGATCGGCAAAATGAAGCCTAAAATCGTACGTGGCGCCGGCAATAAGCCCAGGTATCACATAACCAAATGTCGCTGTACCGTAGCGGCATGTCTGGTAATACTCCTGAGGCAGCGCACCCGTAATGCCGGTCAGGTCAATTGTGTTAGCCGTCTGATAGGGCAGTCCCCCCAAGAAGTCGATATCATTATACGCACCGCAATTGACGATCACTTGCTTCCTAGGCCACCCGAGATCGGGTCAACCAGCTTTACTTCGGGTAGGTCTAAACCAAAGGACTTAGCCATCTTGGAGATGTCCTCTTCGCTCTGAAACTGAACCCCTCCCCTTCGCATAACCTCAAGCGCGGTTCCAAAAGCCTGGAACATCTTGGCTTTCATGTCGAAATCTTCCCAAGGAGTTACTTCCCACTCAGTCCAGGGGGCTAGGTCAGCGTTGCCAAAGTTGTAGAGGGCGAATGGGCGCGCCAACTGCTCGTGAATCGTCTGGCTAAGGGCCCTATTGTCTGCCTGCAGGATCCCCTGCCGCACGTCCCCGTGTACCCGGGCCGCGGCAAATGATCCCTCTTTGACTTCCGTAGTGAGGTTTTGGCCAAGGATCGCCAAAGTGATGGCACTATCGCAGTGGTCCCGCAAGCCGGGGAAGGATTGCCACGCGGCATCCGTAGCTTCAATCAGCTTATAATCGTACCCGTTGATACCATCCACCCCGGTGGGGAGGATCATCGCCGTGGACGACCCCAGGTTACCGATGCTGTTCTCGAATGCTGCCCGCTCCGCAGGATCGCTAGCCGCGGGCACCATACCAACGCGCGTAGGTAGACCGTGGATTTCACTGAACCTAGCCCAGTCTCGAATGGCAAAGTGGCGGATCAGCCACGGCTCGGTAAGGGCGCGAATGGCGCCATACATCCAGCCGCGGTAGTCCCCGTAGGGAGAATGGAGAAGCCATTTACCATCTCCAGGGATAACCGGAAGTTGCCCATCAAGTGTGATGGCTACGTACTTGCGAAGGTTCCAGTGGTAATACGAGTATGAGGGATGCCAGGGGCGTATCTGCGGTACCCAGAGATCCCCAGTAGTATCCCAAACCGACTGGGCAATGCTGAAGCCCATCATCGTGGAACGGAACGTTAGCTCGCGCAGAGCGGGTTCAGGGGCGATTCTGGACCAGGAACCGACCCAAGCATCGTAACACGCCTTAGCCTCATCCGAACTGTCTGCAGGGCGGTGCACAACCCTACAACCGAACAACCCACCAACCCGGGAATTCATGGTGGCCTGTACGCGGTCGTCGCCGATTATCGAGTCACACAGCTGACCAGAATCGTAAAAAATTCCGGTGTTGTGGGCACATAATGCCGCCCGAGTGCCCTCGACCGTCCAAGAGTTCTGGATGGTAACTAGCGGAAGCTCTCGGTATACGAGGCCGGCCCGGGCCGTGGGGCTCCCGTCTAGAGGGTCGGCGGGGGGTTGAAAGGCCGGATCCGAGGTGGTGATCTGCTGGGGACCGCCCAACATATTCTCCACCTCGAATCTCTGGGCTTTAGGGTGGGCGAGAACGCTGCCCGGCGGGGGACCACCGTTGATAGCCATACAACGCAATCATACGGTAGGTAAGGGAAGGAAGCAATGTTACTTTTTTGCTTGTTTATCCTCGTCAACCTTCATTTTCAACTGATAGTCCGCTCGCATGTAACGGCTAAGCGGTTTACCCACAACCCGTTTCAAAACCGCTTGGTAAACCTCCCAGCGCCAAAGCTTACACGCCTCCTTGGTGTCATCTAAGGGCAAACCATCGGGCTTCTTGGGATAGCGAAAGTCGTGTATACACACAACTCGACCATCAGGGAACGTTTTGCTTTTGGCTACTTCGGCCGTAAACGTGACCCCAATTTCCTCGTCAAGGCAAGGAACAAGCACAGGCATACGGTCCGCCGGCGTAGGGGACGCCAGCATTCTTTTAGCCTCTTCGTTGGCCTTTTCATACGTCTCATACAGATTGTCACCCATGGTCAACTCCTCGGGGCGGCACACCCCTCGATATCATCCAAACAAAGGCTTCCCTAGTCGTTGAGGCGCAGTAACGGACGAGAAAACTCCCCCATCATGTGCGCTAACTAAGGCGTCTACCTCATCGTCATCATCCCCCTCCACACCTCGGAATGCAAGTATTCTAGACAGAAACCCTTCCACCCAAGGCGCGTGTTGTGGCACCATGACCTTACCAACGTTCCACAGGTTGATGGTCTTCTGCGCCCTCGTACGTTTGTCGTATCTAGCTGGCATTACGTAGATAGGTATACCCTTCTCATTCAAGTAATGAGCTGCCCCCTTTTCGGGACCAGACATGTATGAGTACACAGGACACCTACCGTAACGTTCCCAGGCCGTGCGTATGGTCAGCTCCAAGTCACCTAGGTCGGCCTTGAGCCTCTGAACCTCACGTACGAAGAACTGACCGCGCCACGCTCGGACGGCTACCAGGGCGAACCAGTCCGAACGCTTACCGGTGCTGTATGCCATATCAACACCAATGAAGTCCCTGAACCCCGGCCACTCCGGTAGCTGCTCGTATCGTGCAGGCGCCTTGAACAGGTCGCCCATATCCGTGCGCGGTTCGTTCTGGAACTGCCCCCACCAGGTACGTTCTGTTGGATCGGATTCCTTGAGCTCAGCCCGTATGGCGTGTAGCTCCTCAAGGGTACGTACCTCGGGAGCTAGAGCTTGCTCGGTTTCTAACCCCTCGTCGATAATGGCCCGGTGGTGGATGTACTCCCACTTCACCGCCGTCCTACGTTGGCGGCGACCGATAGCATCGTCGTTGTGGAACCGAGACATGACCAGGAACACCGATCCGCCGCGGCTCAAGCGCGCCGTGTAAAACGCTATCGTGTCGTCAACAATCTGACGCACGTCCCCAGAATCTGCGGCTTCCTGGCTCTCGAAAGGGTCATCAACCACCAGGATGTCAACGTCGCCGCCAAGCGCAGACTGCTGCGCGCTCATGGCCCGAACTCCCCCACCCTCGTCAGTGCGCCACTCAGAGATAGTGCTGTGTCCGTCGCGCACGCGTACACCAAGTTGCATACACAAGTCTCGTATCTCTCGCCCACGATTCTGGGCGTACAGGGCGGAGTGCGTCATGAAGATGATGCGCAGTTCCGGATTACGCAGAAGCAGCCACGCGATTGCGTGCTTGACTGTTTCGGTCTTGTAGTGCCGGATCGGCATGCTACACATTGCCCTCACGCTTCCGCCATCCGCCCCCTCTAGCAACTCTGCGAACGCTTTCATATGGTAAGGCGCAGTCATACGAGGGTTTACCGCGGGGATAAACTCGACCAGTGATAGCTCGCTTTGCCTCATTGCACCGAGTATACTCCTCCCTGGAGGCGTTACCCGTGGACAATGCACGAATGCTTACTAAAGCCCAAGCATGCCTCGACGGTTACCTGCGGCAGTTCACAACCGAACCACCCAGGTCGGTTATCATCTACGCGCTATGTGTGGCTGAGCACGAGACCAGGTGTGGAGATGCGTGGCCTGGGGAGCATAACTGGGGGGCGTGCACGGCCCGGCCGCTGAAACTGTCCGAGATCGCCAAGTATATGCAGGCCGGACTGAAACCAGGCGAACCCAAAGACGAACCCAAGGCTAAGAAACTCCTAGATCAACCCGGCCTGGCGCTGCACCGAGACAGCGCACCGAAACAGGGTTGGTACTACACCTACTTCGCCTCCTTCAAGTACGACGTTGACGGCGCAGAATACCTGGTAAAGATGCTATACAAACAGCGCCCCAGATGCCTGGCCTCGGCGATCGCGGACTGCGGTGTCCAGGACCTTGCCAAAGAGATGTACAACTCCAGATACTACACTGGGGTACATCAAGATGCAGCCAGCAACATAGCCGACTACGGTAAGTCCTTGTCCACGCTTCAACCACAAATCGAAGCTGCGCTGGTAGGTTGGTTTGATGATAAAGCCCCCAACCATGAATTAGGACCAACCGATCCTACGTCTGACGGATCAGAAAGCAGCGCATGACCCGCAAGATCTTTTGGCTGGACCTAGAAACCACAGGACTGGACCCAGCCAAGGATAAGATCCTTGAAGTGGCTGTACTTGAGGCAAACTTCGACCGCCCGTTCGACACCAAGAGTTTGGGTACGTGGGTTTTACAGACAGACGGCTCGGAGCAGATGGACACGTTTGTGCTGAAAATGCACACCAAGAGCGGGTTGCTAGATGAGTGTAAGCGATCGTCGTGTACAGCAGCTAAGGCGGAGGGTGCCCTTCTTGAGCGAGTTTTGCCCGCTTTCGACCGGTACGAGCGGCCGGTGCTCGCGGGAAGCTCAGTGCATTTCGACATGGGGTTTCTTAGAGCCCACATGCCTAAGCTCGCAGCTCGATTTACGCATCAGCTCTTTGATGTGTCTGCTGTATGGCTCTTCTGCCGATCAGTCGGGATGCCGCTTGAGAAGCGAACCCCGGCGCACCGAGCCCATGACGACATCGTGGCAAGCGTGGAACACGCCAAGTCCTGCTTTCGATGGCTCAAGGGGTTGTCATGACTGACCATGAAAAACCAAAACTATCGTACGAGCAGCTACCTGAACGTACCCTACTGGAGCTCATGTATGAACAGGTACAGAACCTGGTCAAGGGTCAAGCCAGACTTGAGCAAGAAGTGGCCGAGATTAGAGATAGCCTGGTTGACACCCGGCGCGCTTCTAGGGCGCGTGTAGTAGCGCTTGCTAAAAAGGTTGAGGGGCTTGAGGCCACTGTTGAAGAGACGGAACAGGAGCGAGTAGACCGTATCAAGGCAGAGCGCGACGCTAGCCAGGAGAGTTTCAAGTACTGGACTAGGTGGGGTATCGCAGGACTAGCCGTGGTCATATCCAATGTAGTTGGCTGGACCATGTCCTACCTATTGAGGGGCAAATGATGAGAGCGGTAGTCTACATGGTAGATGAAGATAATATTCGGTGGTACAGGACCAGCTACGCTGAATGGACAACCGTAAAGAGGCTTGCTGGCATATACACCCTAAACGACGCCAAAAACCACGCACTCTGTAAACTGCGGTATGAAAAACGCCCCTTCAAAAGACTTGGTGTGGTCTGGGGTCCGGTATGAACCTAGTCGAGCACTCAGCCCTAACGTACCTAACCCAAGCACTACGGCGCACCCCGTGCAAAGCCCAGGAGATCCTGGCTACGGTTGATGTACCCAACGCGTCCCTAGCCTTCGACTTCGCTGTTGCCAGGCTAATCAAAGTTGCACACGATAAACAACAACTTCTGGCCGAGGTGCTGGAACTGAAACTGGAGCTAGGATGAAAAATCTCAATTGGATGAACGTCACGTTGGTGGTCTCCCTTACTGCGGCGGTAGTTGTGTTGCAGTGGAAAGGGCTTCCTGTGCCGGGTACGTTGCTCGGTATTCTGGCAACCGCTGCCGCGTTTCTTCTTGACACCCACAAGGATTTGCCATGACCGCCAAGCAAGGGGTTGGCTGGGTTGTGCTGGTCCTTGGCGCAATTATCATCGCCACAGCGACTGTCGTTGGTGTAGCTGGAGCCATCACCGGCTGCGCTACCCCTGCGCCGGACGTAGCCGCCTACAGCGCAGAGCAGATCATCTGCGTGGAGATCAGCAAGACTAGACAAGAGGCGGATGATTGCCGCCGAGCGGTGCGTGCTCGTATCCTGGCCGAGTGGGCGAAACATCCCTCAGTTGATGCTGGAAAGGAATAGCGCTTGGATGAAGAACTGAAACTGCTCAGAGCTGCCCTACGAAGCGCCCTGCTCATCATCCGGAGCATGCAGAGCCTGAAAGACCCTGGAGACATGGCCTTCGAACCTATTTATGAGTACGAGCGCTACCAGCGCAGAGAGAAACGAAAATGATCCACCACACACTTGTCTACGAGGTTCCCATGTCTACCGAAACTCATGACCTGGCCTACGCTATGTTTGCTACGGACCCAGACTTGTTAACGCACCTGAACCACGTTACCGAAGGCCGTGCACAAGACCATATCGAGACTGCGTGGGAGCGAGATGAGTTGGGTTTGGCTACCAAGTACATAGACCGAGCCGAACGAATGGCTGAGTGGCTTGACCCGGCTGATACCAATGAGGACGACGTCAATGACTTCGTTGCACACATGAACCAAGTCAGAGCCGAGGAAACCATCATGTTCAACCTCGAAGACTTCTTCGGTAAAGGCATCTGATGCTAACCGCCGTCCTAGATGCCCTGCGACTGCTCCTGCCACTTGTCCCATACGCCGCCATCATAGAACTGCTTCAGCACCATCCTGAAGCGCCCCCACAAGCGGTAATCGACGCGGCTGACAAGGCCATTGATGCGCTCGAGGACCAAAAGTTTGGCCCAAAGTAACACTTTCCGTTACTTTCCGTAACCAACTTCCGGTGCAATACTGGGAGTATGCACAGACCCCTCCTAGCAGCACTCCTGGCACTGACGGCCTGCTCAACCACACCGGCGGCTAAAACCAACCCACCACTACCACCCAAGCCTTTGACATTGGCGCAACCGGCCCCCTGCCGGGCTGTGTTTGGCGAATACATTCTCCACCACGAGTACAAAGCCGGCTCCTGTCCTGAGGACATGGTCACAGGCGACGACACCCTATTCGTCCTCCCAACAGGCATCCTATCTATCGGCGGTACGGACTGCCCCTATTCCTTGTCGTCTAGCTGCCTCCTAGAAGCTACTTGCCCAAGCCTCCCTGACGGCACCACCATCAGGACCAAGCTGGCCCCACACCCCAGCGGAGCTGGGCTAGCAGGCCTCACTCTGATCACTACCCCGACCTGCACGCTTCTACTCCAGGAGCTAGCCCCACGCCTACACCAACGTACCCCTAGCGAGACCAGTCAGGCGGTCCAACCCTAGGCCTAGCCTACATGG